CAAATCAATTGACGATTCAGGCATTTGACTCATCACTTCAACACAATCTCCGTTAATTACTTTATTAATATAATTTTCTATCATTTTTTCTCTAATGTTTCAATGTGATGTTGGAGATACCAAAGAGCTTTTTTTAAATCTTCAATTTCTTTTTCTTTATTTTTCTTACCTGCTCTTGATATATACTTAACTGTATTACCTAATGAAAATCCCAGTTCCCAAGCATCAATTACTTTAATAGCTTCATAAATATTTAATTCTCCGCCGTAATGATTTGGATGGTTAACCATTTCCTTTTGTTCTAACATAATATCCTTTTCCATATTTACTTTCTTCTAAAATATTGTCTTGAATTAATTCATTAATAACCACAATACTGTCTTCCTCACTCCTTCTCAAGATGTACTTTGAAATGTAACTTATGTGAAGTGGTTTTTCAAGTTTAGCCAATAAAACTTCTTTCGGAGACGAATTTTTTCTCATATTCTTTAAATTTATTTTTTACTGATTCATTTTCAAAAAACAAAACATCGGCTTTCAAAAAATTTTTAATAAAATTCAAATTAGAATCTATCAGTTTTATTTCTGATTTTCCAACTATTTTTTTATTAAATCCCATTGGACAAATATATTAAGAATTTTTGAGAATGACAATTGTTTTGGTTTGAGTAATGTAAGTTAAAAGTTTTCTTTTAAAGACAGGTAATAATGTGTTTTCTAATGGTAAGTCATTTTTTGTTGACATTTCAAACACAGGTAATTCAGCGTTTTGACCAATTGATTCTAAAAGGTCAAAAATGTCCATTTCAGTTGGTTCATTAAAAACTAGTTCAATGCCAGATTTTTTATCTAATCTTACTACATCTGAAATTATTACATTATATTTCCAAATATATGTAATGTTATTATAAAGACAGTAAAAATAACCTTTATGAATTGTATCAAAATTTTTACTATTAACAATATTGACAGATATAGAGTCGTAAGTTATTGTCCACAAAGCTTTAACTATATTAAAATATTCAAATATTTTTTGACCACAATATTTTAAAATTTTATCAAACTCTTTAATTTCATTGTCAGTCATGTTTGGTATCGGATTAAATTTCAAATCAGTAATTAAAATTTCATCATCAACACTTTGGAATTTTTTATTGATTGTAATGTACTTTGCGTCATTACTAATTGATTGTAGATTGGCTAAATGTAAAGACATCTCACTGAATAATGGATATAACTCAAACTTGTCTATTTGGGAATCTGAATATTTGATGAAATCCATTAATTTATAATAGTGATACTCAAAATCAGGAGTATGTTCAACTATCCACTCGGGATTTAACTTCAAGTGTTTTTTCTTTCTTACGTATTTCCTTTTTTCGGTTTTGTCCATATCAACCATCTATTTGGAAAATATAGTATGTTTCATCGTCAAACTCAATAGTATCCTCATTACCATCATAATGGTTAAGTGTTTGTCCATATCCGTCAGTTTCAACAACATCATCGATAAATTCTCCCATATTTACAAAATGTTTCAGTTCAAGTCCATAGTTTTTTATTACAGACATTGGGTCGGATACTAAATCTTCTAATAGTTCTTCAACTTTATCATTAATTAATTCTTCAGGTATATCTTTATCACTATCTTTTAAATCATCTAATTCTTCGTTTAATTCATCGTATTGTTCTTGTGATAGTTTTTCAGAATCTTCTAACAATTCTTCAATCTCATTAATTCTTTGCTGAACTTTTGGGTCAGTGTACTCGTATTCATCTTCACTAAAATAGTCATCTAAATTATCCCTAACATTATCGTACTCACCGTCTCTTAAATAATCCTTTAGTTCTTCTTCATCTATGTGATTTTCAACAAAACTTCTATTAAACCCATCAAGTCCAATATCGTCAAGTAATTGTTCGACAGATTCTTTTGCGCTTTTTTCTGTTTGATATTCAGTACCTACCGCCCAAGTTTCTCTACTCTCACCATCATGTTTAAGGAGTTTGAAAGTTTTTAAAAAATAATGTGTACCTTCATAATGAAGGTCATAAACATCAATTCTGTCTTCAATTTCTTTAATCTCTTCCTCAATCGCCTCTAAATCTAATAAGTTCTCATTATCTTCTGTTTCTTTTTCTATTTCCTCTCTTCTTTCTTTTTCAGCATATAACTCTTCCAATCGTTTGCTATCTTCAGGTGTCTTTTCCTCATATTCCGTTTGTATCAGGTGATTGAAGAGGGCCAAGGCACATTTATCAATTTCTGTAAGATTAGATTCGGGGTCCAAATCATTATTTTCTCTTTTAGAATCCTGTTCCGCTCTTTTCTTTAAAAACTCTTGTCTTAATAACCATTTATGATACGGTGTATTATAATAAGAAAGTTTATATTTTGGTATTGATGCTCCCTCAATTGTTTTAAATTGACTATTACTAACATCAACCGAACTATCAAAAGTTATATTACCAAGATATGTCGTAGGAGTATTTGATAATTTTACCGGTCCATTAACAAAAATTTGTTTACCAGCATATTTTTTTATTTTATTAATTCTTCTACCATCGTAGTCTAAAAATTTCATTAGATTTTCATACTCATTTGCAGTCAAATTAACTGAATCATTTTCAGATTCTAACACCAACTCTTTAATGAATCTTTTAATTAAGTCCCTACTATTCATATTAAATAAATACTATAATAATAAAATAAGTTAATATTTATACATATGACATCCGGAATATACATAATTAAAAATGTAAATAATAATAAGGTTTATGTTGGCAGTTCTATTAATATTAAAAATAGAGAATATAAACATTTTTGGATGTTAGAACGTGGTTCACATGATAATTTACACTTGCAAAAGTCATACAATAAACACGGTAAATCTTCTTTTGTATTTGAAGTAATTGAAATTTGTGATATTCCGTTATTAATTAAAAAAGAAAATTACTATATCAATAATTTTAAATCAAATGACATAAAGTTTGGTTACAATTTAGCGACCGTAAATGAATTTAGAAGAAACTCATTTAATCATGAAGTTAAGGTTAAATTATCTAAATTTAATTTAAATAAAAATAATAATTTTTCTAAATTTTCATTGACAAATATTGATTCAATGGAGACATTTATATTTGAGAGTTTGGTTGATGGGGCTAATTACCTAATTGAGGAAGGATTTACTAAAGGTAGTCCAAGAAATATAAGGATGAAATTATCAAGTTGTTTACGTGGAATTAAACTAAATAACGGATATAATGGTACGATTAGAAAAACTTGTTATAATCATACTTTTAAAATAATAAACTAAAAAAAAAATTAAGATGAGTTGTGGATGTAAAAACAAACAAAATCCTGAGCAACAGGCTAAAATTCAACAAGTTCAACAACAGAACGAAAGTGTACAAAATGCTGTGAAAAAAACTATTGAAAAATTCTACAAAAACAAGCAGCAATAAAATATTTATAAGTAATAAACTTTAAAACATAATAATACTATGAAAAACGGTGGCGGTAATAACAACGGTGGTGGATGTGGTTGTGGTAAATAATAAATCCAAATCTAATAACTAAACGATTTAAAAGGGAGAATATTCTCCCTTTTTTAGTATTTATAATTATGGAATTGAAAATGGGTGATACAATTTATGTTAAAGGATTCAAAGATGAGAACCCTGAATTCTACTGTTGGAAACATATGAAGGATTTAATAGATTTCCCAACAAGAGTGTTTTTAATTAGGAATGATACGATTTATGTAACACATCCTACTTTAGATGTTGTTCCTTTATCAGAAGATTGTGTTGATTATGAAGTAATCGAAGGGGTAAATTTAGGTTATCATAGAGATTTGAAAAACAAACAAAATATTGTAAAAAAAATGGGTGTGGAGAAAATTCCACAGAAACATATTGGAAAAATTTTTAAAAATTTGAATGAGGATGAAGAGAAAAAAGAACTTACAAATACACAAAAAAAATTATTAGTCATTTTAAAAAAATTTGAATCGGGAGATATTGATACATCATATATTGAAAACTCATTAGGTTATGTTCCTAAATTTATAGATTTATTAGAAAAACAAAATTTAATTGGTTATTTAGACCCATTAGATAGTGTATGGGATGACCATCAAAATTATCTTCTTTACAAAAAAGTCGAACAGGACCCTTCTTATGTTTGGACAGTGGTCAATTCTTTATCTGATATTGTTAAAATTGGAGACACTTACTATTTTGATACTAGTGGTGAAGAACTTTCAGGTTTTTTCAATACAAATAGAAATGACATTAGCCAAGAATCAATTGAACAGATTATTGAAGGTAATTATGAATTTGGGGGTTGGGATGTTACCGATGATGAATACAGAGATGTTTACGAACAATTAAACCCTGAAAATAAAAAATTAGTAGATGTTAGAATTCGTGAGGAACTTACTAAAAAAGGTGCGTTAGATATAGAATCAAAGTTATTAGAAAAAATTGGTTTAGAGCAAGGTAGAGGGTATGTCACATTAGACGATAATATTATCACTCGTATTTTAGAAGACGATGAAACTATGAGATATGTTATTAACAGAGAATTAGACGATGTGAGAAGTGATTTATATAGTACATATTTAGGTTGTTATGAAGGTGTACTGACCGATAGTTGGTATGGTGATATTATGTCTGAATTAGTTGGTGAAGTAATTGATAATACAACATTTGAAGAATATAGTTTTAAGAAAAATGTTTATAATAATAAGACTGGAAAATCAGAACAGAGAACTATATATGCAAGAAGATACCCTGTAACTGATTGTGTAGTTAGTTTAGTTAAAGATTGGATTTACGAATACAAAGATAGTACTTGGAGCGACGATACTATTAATTACCACGGCAGTTACTCTAGTTTATTGGGGGCAGCGATGAATAGTGGTTTAAGAAGCGAGTTAAGAGTTCCTCATTTAGATGACTATGCCGATTACCGTAAAGTCAATAAGTGCGTCAATGAAAATATAGGTGACTACTTTTAATAATTTCATAACTTTGTCTTAACACACTTTAAAGGACTTATGACTATATGTTAGTATGGTAAGTTCAATTTTTATTTTATCCTATGTCACTTTCTTTTCAGTGATAATACATAAGGACAGACAAGAGTATTTCAAATACAACAAAAGGTAATTTACTATTTATACCTAATTTTTTTGGTGGTAAATTTATACATGGAAAAATTAGATATGTCTACCCGTCAAAATTTAGTCAACGATTTTGCGGATTATGTTTGTGAAATAATTAGTGAGAATAATACTCATAAAACAAAGTTATCAGTCGTAGATGTTGAGAGTTTTATGGTGGTTAAAGGTTACACTAAAAGTGATAATCTAATTGAATTTACAAAAATAACTTCTGACTTCATTGAAAATTTTAAAGAGAAGTATCCTGATTTAAAATACTTCAATACAATTGATGTGATGTCTTACGGTTCTAATAATGATTTATTTAATGACGAAATAATTTCATTTACTACTAAAGAAGAAAATCAAATCAATTCACAATTAAGTATTTCAATATCCTCAAAATTCCCTCATGGTTACTCTGAAAATTATCTGAAACAAACTTACAATCATTTAAAAGAGATGTCATGTAAGATTCAACCATATTTTAAATTCAGTTGGGTTGAGTTAACTTGTAAACTAACTAAAACAGATTTCGAAATAATCTCAATTGATTCTGATAGTTATTATTCATCTGAAAAACTATTGTCAATACTGAAAGATAATTACGATGGTCCAATTGATGTATTATTGGATGAGGATAATATGTTTCTTAATGTAGTCTAAACTCGTTTAGAGTATCCTACTATCTGGTAAAAATCCTTCTTACCTTCACAGTATTCTTTAACTAAAACTAATAGGTTTCTGAACATAAACGCTTCAGGTGTCTGTTTTTCACATTTGGAAAATAGTTCAATAAACGTCGTTAAGACCTGTAACGGATAATAACCTCTGTCTTCCAACATAATATGGTCAATCCACATTTTTGTGGGACATTGTAATTTATATGTGTTCCTTTCTTCTTCAGTTTTAAAAGGTTCACACTCATCATAAAGTTTAATCATATCTTCAACATATAATTTAACTCTACCTTTATCGTATTGGGCTTTAGCAATCAAATCAACAATCCAATGGGTATGTGATGGAGTTCGTAATCTCTTACCCTCTTCTTTGTATTTAACAATAAAATCTAAATCAGGTCGAGCCCCTCTTCCTCCTTGATAAATGGCAACCGTATATTTTTTATCAATTTGCCAATATGTTAAAGGGGTGTGAACCACCCCTTTCTTTTTAAAAACCAATTCTTTCATGGTACAAATATACTAAAGATTTTTCTTAACAATACTCAAAGCTTCATTTAAATCTTTAAAATCTCTGTCAGGAGCATATAAATCAGCCTTTTCACTAGCAACCTCTAAAATCATAAACGCCGGAACAAAATCATTTTGAGTAGCCTCAACAAAAATGTCATATTCGTCTTTATACTTTTCGATGTCTCTTTCTTTAAATTTAATTCTATTTTTTGTTAAAAGATTTTTAAATTCAATACACCATGGACATCCTTCCATAGAGTAAACTATCAAAATTTTAAGTGGTGGTCTTTTTTTCATAGTACAATATGTTGGTTAATCATTGAGCTTATCTCGTGACTTTGTTTAAGACCGACGCTAGTGAATAAATCGGTACCTTCTTTGTAAAATTTTAAAACAGGCACATTTCTAACTCCAAGGCTTTTAGAAAACTCAATGTCACTTTCAACATCAAATTCATATATTGGTATGTTAGTATTAACCTTTACAATTTCTTCAGTTAATTGACGACAGGGTAAACACCACACCGCATACATTTTCAACAAAAATGATTCTTTCTTATCTATTTTTTGTTTGATTTGTTCAGAATTTATTTTTTCCATAATTTTAAATATTTTTCCATCTACGATTATTTCTTATTTCACTAAATAATTTATATCTCACTTCTGGATATTTTTCTTTTAATTGTTTATTTGTAAAACCTTCGTTAATTAATCTTTTAAACTCTTTTATAACCTCAACACTAATTTTTGATTTTTTTCTAGCCGACTCTGTAATTTTTTCTATTCTTTCAAATTTATCTTGTTCAGTCAATTTACTCCAATTATTTTTTACAGATTCACTCCTTTTCTTTTTTTCAAAATCCGCCATTTCACCGTATAACTCTTCATAACTTTTACCTTTATGGGAATTCCCATTTTTAGTATTTTCTGATATTTTTCTTCGGATTTCTTTTGAATGAGTATATCCGAAACATCCATCACCTCCAATTGTTGAGTTTAACCCGTTTTCAAATGTGTTATATTGTTTAATATAATATATTTCTCTTTCATACATTAATTGTACATCACATTCTTCAATAAGAGTTATGATAAAGTTCTCTTTACCATATTTTTTCATTGAGTTGTATAATTTTGATTTGTATTCAGTTTTAAAACAACGATAAATATGTTCTTTAAATCTATCTTCTATTTTACCAACAGTACATCCCACATAAATAAGTCCATTAGATAAGTTAGTTATTTTATATATGTTAGATTTATTATCCATCAAATTAATTTATTCTTATAAATATCACCAACTAGCAGATAATTTAATAAAAACTTATTCTTTCCATAATTTAATTGTATTTAAAAACATTTTTATTTCATTAATTTGATTTTTCCCATAGTAGATTTTTAACTTAAAATTGGGAGTTTGCTCTTCTCTTGATAAATATAAAATCAGTCCGTTTTTGAGTTTAAAAATTTGGTCATCAATAATTTCTTTACCATTTAAAAATTTAGAGTTGGTAAATAATATCTCATACTCTTTGGAATTTTTTTCAATATAGTTTGGACCAATCTTATTGTCCAAAACTTCAACTCTTGATAAATTTTTTTCTAAATTATCAATTACTCCCTCAAATTTAAAATCAAAAGTTAATTTCATTAAAAATCAAGATAACTATAAAACGTATCATTGTGAATATTTTCCCAAGTTAATTGTCCACTTTCTACGAACTCAAACTTAATGTTTTTACTACCAGCACCTGTAACGAATTCTGCGGTAGGATTACCCCACAACTTTTTATTTACTGTCTTTAGTCTAATATCCAAGTAAAAAATTGCATCATCCCAACTATCATCTAAAGTATAGTTAAATCTTCCAAGAGTCTGAACTCTTTTGAAGGTAACTGGTCTCATGTCCTCATTAATGTTTATCATACCAATTATTGGGTGATACTCAATTGATGCTCTATCACCATTTTCTTTACGAAGTGATATTATTAATGAACCTGGTCTATCCTGATAAGTCCTTACACAATTTGATTGGTGAACAGACTCATCCACATACTCCTCACTCTTTTGAAGAATAACGGGTGTAAATACCGTTCCGTCTTTTAGTTCAATTGGTTTGGAAATCTTGTCAACAAACTCCGGTGAATACTGTCTGTTATATTTACCTCTAGTGTAAAAATCAACCTTGTCCGACCACAAAATATGTTCAGCTTGAAGCTCTTTCAAGGTTTTAGAATTCCATCTAACGGGTTCATATTTAGATAATGTATCAAAAAATCTTATGTGGTCGTAAAAACTATGTAATGATAAATTCTCACCTGTCTTACAAGCAAGATATGTCTTATAACAATTAATTAAATCCCGTTTCTTGAATTTGTCAAAGTACCCTGGTGATGAAAATGGTGTTTCGTTATTTTTAACATTAAAAACAACACACAACTCTTCGTCAGGTCTTTGTAGTATGAAATCTTTACCAAATACTTTAACAAGTTCCCTTATGCTTTGGAAACAAGGGTTTTGAACTTTGTGTAATATTTTTTTAACTTTTTCTGAATTTACATTATGTAATTTCATAAAAGTATCGACAAACTTGAACCCATTTTTTTGATAATCTTTTTTAGTTGGTTTTGGGAACACATCATAATATCCTCTCCAATTGTCTGATTTTTTGACACCCTGTTTGTCTAATAAACATCCAAACAAAGAAACAGGTAGACCCGTGTATTTCTTAATTGGTTCTGCCCCAATTTTGGAAAGAAATAGATTAACTCCCTCTATCAACTTATTACCATAATAATCAGCATCGCCAAAACCATTCATAAATGAATGAAAAAAATCCGTAGTTAACGCAACAGGAAATGAATTTCTTCTAACCACACTTGTTTTACCTTTACCTCTTTTCTTATGGTACTCATTATTTCTACCAACAGTAAAGATATTGGTTTTCTTATTAAATGTGATGTAATTTAATTTAGTACTCTTGCGAAAAAATACCTCACCAACCTTTCTGTATCTTCCACAATAGAATACCTTTAAACAAATCTTATCTTCATTCTCCTCAACAACAAAAGTACTTCTGTATATTGTGGCTTCACATAGTGGATTACCATAATTTTTCAAAAATTCTTCCTCACTACCATTAACAGATTTATCAAAGGTATAAACGTAATGTTTACCATCAAAACAATCTTTTTGAGCACGATATTTACCCTTAATACCAAATGGGTCCTCAAGGATAC